CCGCTCCGCACCCAGCTCGGCCCCTAGGACCATGGATCTCCGGAGCATCCGCAAGAACTCGTGCTGACCCGCTTCGCCGTGCCCGTAGAACTCCTTCGCCATCGCCACGGCTGCCCGGTGGCCTGCCAGCCAGAACTGGTGCTCGCGGGTTTCCGCCGCGTGCATCCGGCTCTGCAAGTGCGCCATCGCCAGGACCGCCGCGAGGGCCTCGTCAATCGGCACAGCGGAGCGGCTCATCCCCCGATCGCCCAGACCGGAGCGTCGCCGGCGGCCAACTCCTCGACCGCCAACCCGAGATCGATCTCGCCCAGGGCCCGCTCCCGGTACGTCCGGTATGCGCGGCCGAAGGCCTCCCGATCACGGTCCGGGGATTCCGACATGCGGAGTTGCCGGAACCCCCCGATCGCTTTCACTGCCTCGAGCACGATGCTCGGGCCGGACCACGGCGCGGGGTTGATGTAGCCGTTGTCCCGGATGTATCGGCGGACCATCTGCCACGCGGTCGCCTCGTCGGGCAGCACACCGTGCGCGTCCGCGATCAGCTCGCGGATCTCGCTCGGCGTCGGGTGCCACTTCGACCGCTTGACATGGCGCTGCACCGCCGCCTCGGCCAGCGCGTAGGGGATGTCACTCAGCGCCATCGCCCATGCCGCCACCTGGGCCACAGGGTCTGCCGATGCCGCGTTCGGGTAGGTCACTTTCAGGATCGCCAGCAGCTTGGCGACTTCTTGCTGTGTCACGGGGCCCTCCTAGTCCGCCTGCCCAGCGATCTGGAGCAGGACATCGAGGTCGCGGGATGCTTGTGAGCTGTTGCGTCCGTTGCTGGTCGCGGCCGGCCGTCCCATCGAGGAGATCTCGGCGGCCTTGCGGATCCAGTTCTTCCAGGCGCGGTCCCACTCGGCGTACTTCGTGCGCTTGCCGATGTGGTAGTCGCGGAACTTGTCCGTCTCGAGCGCGACCCAGGCCGCCGGGCAGCCCTGCTCGTCCGCCCAGGCGAGCAGCTCGGGCGTCGTGTCCCAGTCGTCGGTCAAGAACGTGAGCGTCGCCTTCGGTTTCGGCGCTGCTCGGACCTCTTTGGTCTTCGCGGACGCCGCAGCGACCGCATCAGACTCTTCTCTTCTCTTATCTTCTCTACTCTTCTCTTCTCTACGCACGCCGTCCGCAGGACTCGTCGCAGTGTCCGCAGGATGTCCGCCGGACGTCCGCAGGACATCCGCAGGACGTGACGCGGACATCTGTGTCCGTCGTGCCGCTTTCCGCGCCGCGTCCGCCTCCCGTCGCTCGAGCAGGCGTCCCCCGTAGTCCCGCCAATCGTGGACCATCCACCCATGCTGGCCGCGATCGAGGAAGCCGGCCCGCTCCATTGCCTCGATGAAGTCGGCGACGTCCCCGGTCCACTCCGCCGCGAGGGCGATGTCGATCTCCTCGTACTTCACCAGGTCGCCGCTCGGGGCGTAGTCCAAGCACCACCACCAGAGGCAGTGCAGGTGGCCGACAGCCTGCGCCTTGGAGACTCCCAGCAGGGCCGAGAGTCTCCGCAGCTTCGGATGCTGCCCAAGTGACTGGTGCGACTGCAGCCAGGCCATCAGAGCTCCTACAGGTCCGCCGGCGGCTCAGGCATCGCCTGCCGCTCCATCTCGACCAAGCGGTCGATGAACAACGAGGCCTGGTGCTTGCTCAGGTCCTTGGAGCTCGTGATCCCGAAGAGCGACGACCCCATCGCCCGGAGCTCGTCGGTGCTCATCCCCAGGTTGCGACCCTTGGCATTGATCGCCCGCAGCTGCGCATCCGACGCCGCGTCCATGGGCTGCTCAATCGCCTCAACCTCGATCACCTCGCCGGTGTCCTGGTCGATGGTCTCCACCATCGTCGCCGGCGTCGATGGCACCGCTGGAGACGCACGCGGCGCCTCCGGGCGATCGGCCTGAGCCATCTCCTCGGCGGTGTAGATCCCGCTCAGCTCGTTGGGGAAGGCCCGCCGCAGCGCCAGCGACTCCGCCACCTTGGCGATCATCACGTCCGGCATCCGCTGCCACAGGCCCTGGTTCTGGTTGTAGCTGCTGAACCGCGCCACGGCCCAGAGCGGCTCCTGCCAGTCCTTGCGCAGCACCCCCACCTTCGCCGCCGCCGGCGGGGTGCTCTCCAGCCAGACCTCGCGCCACTGGCCGTCAGGCCCGCACCAGAACGGCCCGAGCTGGCCGGCGTAGGTGCCGGTCCGCTCCGCGATCAGGCGGAAGCCGTCGATCGAGGTCTGGATGCTCATCCGGCCGCCGCGCTTGATCGCGTAGATCTGCCGGCTGAACGGGTCGAGCCCGGTGTGGCGGCAGACCTGCGCGAAGAGCGCCAGTTCCGCGTCCGTGGACCCCTTCGCGATCTGGTCCTTGATGATCTGCACCTGCTGCGGTGTCCACTCCGCAGCTGCCAAAGCCTTGTCGGCCATGTCGAACCTCCTCTACTGCGCGACGTCCGCAAGAGCGCGGGACGTCAGCCACTGCTCGAGCGCGGCCTTCGGGAAGACGATCGACGGCTTGGTCGATCCGGCCACCCCCAGCCGCAAGTGCGGGATCTGGCGCTCCTGGACCATCAGGTAGACCGTCCGCGTCGAGACGCCGAGCAACTCGGCCACCTCGGGCACCCGGTAGACCAGCGGCGCCAGTCGCTCCCGCTCTGTCATCCGATCCTCGGCATCCACGCCCGCAACCACTGCCACCACGTTCCGTACCCCTCGTACTGCACCAGCGCCCGCGAACGGCGCCGCCGGTTAGCGATCTCGAGATCCCACGCGCTCATCGCTCATCCCCCTCGTCGTCATCAGCCTGGGGATCGAAGTCGAAGTCCTCCGGCTCGCCGCTGCCGCCGCAAGCCGGGCAGGTGATGTGGTCGTCGATGGCGATGGCGCTGCGGCTGCGGACGGATCCAGCGCCATCGCAATACGGGCATGGGCGCCGGCCAGCACCAACATCTCCCGGGCGCTGCACTCCCAGCAGATCCACCTCCCCCCCGTCCCCGTCGCCTCGTGCAGCATCGTCCTCTCGCACGTCGGGCAGTTCCTCATCGCGCTCCTCTCCCATCACCCGGTCGAAGCACTTGCCGCAGATCCCGCTGATCAGCAGCTCCCGTTTATCCACCGTCAGTTCCGGCAATGCGCACTGGATCAGCGTCCCGGTTTGCCAGGCCAGAAAGCGTTCGGCCGGCATCGTGATCTCGGTCTCACTGCCGCACACGCGCGAGGTGATCCGCTTGCACACTGTTCGGACATCGGTCGGGTTGGTACACTCGTCTTGCACTGCGAACCTCCAAGGTGCATGACGCGCGAGGGAGTCCACCCCTCGCGCGTCTCCATGTCAGGCGATCGCCGCCGGCCCCATCACGAACGAGAGCAACTCGTCCTCGACGTGCGCCCGGTTGGCTTCCTGCGTGCACTCCGGCTTGCGGTAGACGGAGGCGTAGTCGACCTCCGGCTCTTGGCGGCAGACCCAGACGTAATCCGCCCCCTCGCCGAACAGCGCGATCACGGTGTCGATCACGCGCTCCGCCGGGACCGCCTTGCGCTGCCCGACGGCTTCCTGGTCGTCCCAGCGCACCCAGCGCTGCCCCACCAGGTCGAATCCCTTGTCCACCATCCGCTCACCTCCTGATCGCCCGTGGCACGCGCCCTGCGTTCCCGTGCGACCTGTTGCAGCCGATGTTAGCAAACATATGCCAACAATGCAACCCATCGTAGTGGAGTTTGTGCGATCGGTGAGGATTACGTAGAATGCAAACGTCAATTGCGAGGATTGCAATGTCATCGTCGGAAAAGGAATCCAAGACCAAGCTGGGCACGTTCGTTCGCTCGACGAGGGTCGCCCGCGGCATGTCGCAGGCCGAGCTGGCCGCCTGCGTTGGCGTTCAGCCGCACGACATCTCCCGGATCGAGACGGGGCGCACCGCGTTGCCGCGTGAGGAGCGCCTGAAGGCGGTCGCCCGTTGCCTGAACGTGAACGCCGGGGAGCTGCTCGAACTCAGCGGGTGGGCAGGCGCCGAAGTCAGCGAAGCCGACCTCAACGAGGCGCTCGGCCGCATGGTCGCCGGCCTCGATGACAAGCGCCGGGAGATCCTCAACCTGCTGCCGGTCCTCTCGGACGCCGGGATCGAGATGGTCCTCTCCCACGCCCGCTGGGTCGCCAGCGACGAGCGCAAGAAGGGGATCGCCCCACCTGTC